CCACACCCGCTTGCTCGAAGACATCCTTCGCAATTTCTGTGAAGAGATGTTCAAAGTCCGCTTGTAAGTCTTCGATCACCTTCTCGAAAGGTTCTGCTGAAACTAGGGCCGTCGCCCGGTTCCCTCCTCCGGCAGCCAAGACGTTTAAGAAATCCTTCGGCATACCAATGGCCGTGGCGATGAAAGCGAGCAGTTCATCGGATACACCCGCCGATGAACGCCCGCTTGCTCCTGTAATAGCTTGCATGGGTTTACGTTCTACGGCTTTGTTGTGTACAAAGATGGAAGCAGGCTTTGGCATTGAAGCGTACGCCGCCGCGTGCGCGCTTACGTCACTGGCGCTCCCATCGATAGTATCATCCCAAATAAAACAAGCTTCAAGTTGAGCGCGAATCACTTCAGCATTATAAAGATCCTTAATCCGCTTTAACCATCCTAGTATGGAGAACAAAGCTGAACGTCCCCGTTTCTCCTGGGAAACAACATTCGATTTAATGTGAAGGACTTGCTTGGCTGGTAGTTGACGAATTATATACTTGAGAGGAGCTTGCTTGGCCGAACCTGGGGCCCCGGCCACATTGTAACCTGTAAAAGTTTGGAAAGCAGTGGGGTAGGACTGGTAGTAATAGTAAATGTCTCCAATATTGTCCGGATCTGTAATGATGTCCCAAACAGTGGAAGGATCAATAGAATCCCACCGTAATTTATCGATCATCAGTTCACCATAGATAAGGTACTCCCTGCTCCAAAACTTCGAGGCCTTATGAACGAACCGATTCTCAACATTCGCAGCATTCCATATTTTCTTAAGCGCGGGCTTTTGAATACGAACTTTAAATCTGCGCCCAAAGGCATACTGTGCTAAAACATTTACGATCCGCTTGGCAACAGGGTTATGGTTCCACGCTTCGAAGGCACGGGCGTGCATGGTGAGATAGTCATAAATGTAAAGTTGCTTGTTAAATGGTCCACCGTAAGTTGGAACAAATTCAGTGTATTGATTCGCATCGTAAGGACCGGTCAAGGAGTCAACACTAAAATCGTCTTCAAGCATGTGCGCTTTCTGTAGTTTTCGAACACCTTCGAAATGTTTCGCTTTCGCTTTTTCCAAACGTTCCACTTTTTCTGGAAGAGATTTAAAGTGTGCATCGGCTTTAATCAGAGTTTCTTTATAACTCGCACCAGAAACATAACGCAAACGATAAGGAATTGTAAGTCCATGATACTTTAAATGCTCCGCTTCTCGGATCAACTTCCCACGAAGATCAAACTTTCCTTCATAGATCCACGCCTCTTCCACTTGTACTTCGCCTTTAACAAGTCGTTCGTTAAAAGCAACTACTGGATTCATAACGGGAGTTTGTTGGATGTCAAGAAACTCTTTATCAGGATCGTGATTCGGTTGTGGAAATGCAGCGGAAGACATTCGAGCCGTTGGCGTGGTACGGGAATCGCCAACCGATTCCATCCAATCGTTCGCTCGTCCTTTCTTCAGGACAGATCTATTAAATTTGAGTTTTGTGCTTCTCATTCTACCTCCCGTCCATCCAATCCGACGCGTTTCGCATCCCTGAAGTCACAAGCGTACTCCCCACCATCGCGGCAGCCGGGCGTTGTTGGTGAAGATAGTAATGACTCATTCCCTGGGAGAAAGCGTCCACTTGATCATCATGTTCCCCATTCGGAAATTCTTGGAGCTCCTCAATGAAGTCCGCTACCCACTGTTCGTCTTCCTTTAAAGATACCCGTCCAGCCTCAACGTAAGGACTAACCAGACTTGCCCGGAACACTTTATCCTTCCCGTCAATGGGAACTGGAATGACGGGCAGATCAGTTGATCGTTTTAAATCTTGTGCAAGAGATTTGCCCGAAGCCGTGTCCTCAATGAGCAGAGCATTCGCCGGGTATGCTCCGAAGGCCGACTGCACGGCACGCTTAAGTTCTGGGTATTGCATTCGAGCACGAACTACCTTTTCGATGCAAGCTCCATGTCCGTGAAAGGAAAACAAAATTCCAACTGACCAATCGTTTTGTTCTCCATCCTCCATGGCAGTGTCCCAACTCCAGAGCTTCCAAGTTGACTGTGAAGCGAGTTTATGATACTTCCAATATTCCCGACGGAACATTCCCCCTTCGTCCGAGGTTGGGTTCTGCTGATACTGGGCTTCGAAGGCGTGGGCTCCCTTCTTGTCGGTCATAATCTTTTTTTGAGCCATAATCTCTTCGCCAGTCTCGCGTGCCGGGCAGAGCACGTCGCCAACATCGCGCGTCACAATCCTCCCGGAGAGGGGAAAGATCAACTTCTGGGGAGAAGTACAAATGGCAGGTAACACAATGTGCGTCCATCCATGATCCTCCTTCTCGGTGATGTGACCAGTGACGTCCTGCTTACAAAGCCTTTGCTCCACCACCACCTTTGCTCCTTTGTGCTTGTCGTCCAAGCGCGTCGAAAAGGTTTTGTCCCAAAACTCAATAGTGTTCTCACGAACTAACTTGCTCCGGGCCCGTTCCGGGTCCAGGAAGTCGTCCGCAATTAATACGTCGCCTCCCGTACCCGTCACGGTTCCGCCGACGGAGGTAGCCGCCATGATGCCACGTGCCGTATTCTCAAACTCCATTTTCTGATCCTGATCGTCCATTACCTGCACTCGTCCACTCCAGTTTGCCCGGAACCAGTAGGAGTTTAAGATGCGGCGTCGGGAGAGCGAGTGCTTGGTCGCAAGTCTCTGGGAGAAGGAGGCACAAATGAATCGAAGGGCCGGATCCATTGTCCACGCCCACACTGGCCACATCACTGTGACCAAATTACTTTTACCGTAACGTGGGGGGAAATTAATAATAAGGTTACGAATTTGTCCTTGGATGACCGCTTCAAGGTGTTCGGCAACGTAGTCAATGTAGTAACCTTCGGCCAAGGGAGTGGCGGGTTCAATGATGGGCCAAGCGTGACGAATAAAATCCACATAGGGCATTTGTTCAGAGTGGAAGGTGTCCGCCAATTGATTCAGCGCCTTTATTAAGATTTTGGTTGTCCCGTCTCTCATGCTTCACCTTTTTCGAGTGCCGTCGAGAGTTCCCGAATAGTATTAGATATCTTGGGGCCCAAAGCAAGAACACCCGAACAATGAGGACAGTTCTCTGGGATGACGGCTTTAAGTCGGACGCCCACGTCAATCACAAACCTCTCAACCACTTTCGCTACAATCTCGAAGTGAATGTTCTCACGATACTTTTTATCATGGGCTTTTAGCCAAAATATCAGGGCTGCCACATTCTGAGGAGCCATTTTCTTCAAAACGGTCTCCATCTTTTCGACACCCTCTTTCAGGGCTTGTTCCCACAATACTGCAAAAGCCGGATTAATCTCTCTTTCGTTCAGAGCATCCTTACGATCAACATGAGAAATTTTGCAGGCTTGATAAAGGTGAACCGATTCTCTGAGGGAAGTAAGAAATGCCGGGGCCCAGTGAGGTAATGATTTCTGAGATGTAACAGAGGCAATTGCGTCTTTCAGGAGGTCTCTTTTAGGCTCTAGAGGTAATAATGACGCACTTTTTCTTCCTCCAACAACCTTTTTCAGTTTTCTACCCATTATGACACTCCATCAACCGGTTTCAAAACCCCAACATTGTAATTCAAATCTAAACGAAAAGCAAAAGAAACAAATTAAAGCATCAGATGAACCGAAGCCTTTTAACTAAAGAAATATACCTCGACGGTGAATCATCAGTAATGGTTGCAATGAAGGGGGTAACCCCTAGTCCTTTCTTTGGAGTAGGTTACTATTGTAATCCTTCTTAGACGGTAAATCTCTCATTTATACAAGGGAAGCGTATTTCTTCCCTCGTATTATTTATAGAGTAGTATACTAAAGTAACTAATTAATTAATTAATTTAGCTCTTAATTAATTAATTAATTAAGATTAATTAATAATTATCGATTTCGTTAGTATCATTTGGGATTAGTTAGGTTAGGCTCTTACCCCACCTTACCTCCTTCATTGGAACCATTACTGAACTTCTACCGTCTGAGCAAATTTCTTTAGTTGAGGATTGACCCTCAATTGGAGCGTTATACACCATCAATTCGTCTTTTCTCATTTTCCTCTAAATATTTTCACTTTTCCTTCTTTTATTAAGGCATAATTCACCCATGCCTCCCAAAGGATATAAAAAACCGATTATGCCTCCTCCCTCTAAACAAACTCCGCTAGACTTTAACAGGCGAGCCTTACATTTACGCTTGGCCCATACCGGCTTTTACATTCCAATGGGGATGCGTTCAAGACTTCGGCTTCAGCAGTTACTCCGTCCCTCCCCTCACATCCTTGCCCGAACCAATGATCCAGCTTTTCATCACCTCCTCACCCCAGACCTGGAACACTCCCGGCCCCCGCGTTCTGTTCACATGGCTCATTTTCAGTCTTTTTGCAGGCTAGCTCGCTGGAGGGGTTTCACAATCTACATTGACGGAGTCGCCCTTACCAACCCCCAAAATGACGAATAGATTTGTAATTAGCTCATATTCAGGCCTTTCAGCGTCGATAATTATCAAATAGTTCGAGCTTTTTCGCCCAATTAGGGTTAAGCTTAAGTTAGGAGTAAAGTTTAAATCAGGGGGGTGTTATGAAAACTAGAACAGAAGTCAAAGAGCAAATCCTGTCTCAAACAAACGAAATTAGATTCCTTCTCCAAACCATCGGAGAATCTCTTCCCTTCCCAATGGACATTGATAGAGCGGCCCGCCAAATCATTTCCGCCGCTACAGTCATCAAAGATCTGGCTTACGAACTTGATAGAACAAACAATACGGATCGGGCGGTGCGGTCATGAAAACTATACTCGTACCTAAAAAACACGAAGTTTGTGTAGAATGCAGTAAAAGTTTGAATCCAAGGACTCATAAATTAAGTTGCAAAGGATTCATGAGGAATCCGACTTGCAATACTTGTACTCGTTCCGCCAACGATCCGTACCGTGTTTCTGACAAAGCTGGAAATATCACGGAAGGGTGTGTGGACGAATTTCATACCAAACACCTAGTTTCCACGAGTGCTTCTTACCGCTGGCATAATCGCAAAGAATCGTTTGAAATTCGAAAGGCTTCGAAGGCCAGGAGGGTACTATGAAAATAATATGCGCTTGGTGCAAAAAAGACCTTGATTCGAAGCCGCCCTTAACCAACCCGGTAGTGTCCCATGGGATGTGCGCCAGTTGTGAGGCCACCATGAATAAGGATCTCGATGCGGCAGACAAAGCCCTTCAATCCCCCCAAACCTCGGCCCGGAACACATGGTTCATTCCTTCCCTTATAACCCTCCTATTCGTTTTGGGGGGTTGCAACGGGGTCGACCGGCTCCTCAACGGCCCCACAGCCCCTCCCAGCCCTCCACAAACCCTTCTAGGAGGCCCCTCAAAGCTTGGAAACCCTCCAGAGTTTGCCCTTACCACCCCGCTGGGCTTCGAACGCCGGGTTTTCTACAACTACCTCTCTGCTTCTGGAGAAGTGTTGCTTCCTACCGTTTCGGATTCCCTCATTAAAGTTTTCCTCAAAGATCCAGCCATAAATCAGTGGTTCCAATTGGGTAAAACTTACAGTGGAGCCTTTTGGTACACCCAGGAGGGATCCGTCGTTCATTACCAAGGTGCGAATCTTGGAGATAAAGTGTACTGTATCTATCAATACATTCCGAAGGAGGAGTTATGATAAAACACACACGGATACCGTGGATGAGTAAAAATGAATATTTTGGAACTGTGGGATATGTTTGGGAATGTGCCAAGAAGGGTGGTGTAAAGTGAGTGGGCGTTGGGTGTATCCTTTAGATCCAGAGTGCTCAGTAGTTCGGGACCACTACGAAGCTATCAGCGATGATCCGTATAGTGGTTATGTTGGTGGGGATGTGATGGGTGATATAAATGAAGCGTTTGAAAGAAAGCATCGAGCAAGCTGTAAGAGATGTCAGGAGTATGGAGCAGCAAATGTCGATGTCGAGTACTAAGGAGGTTGTTATGAAGACGATTAGATACGAGCATTGGTGGCTGGCCGTCAATTCCCACGACATGCTTTTAGAAACTCTTCGTGTTGATGTTAAAAATATTATACGTGAACTATTCAAGGAGGCTAGCAAAAAAGGCGGAGCAGCGGATTGGGGAATCATAAACGATGGTTTGTTAAAAATAGACAAAGTCATCTCTCAAGCCGAATGAAGGAGTGTACTATGCTAACAGAAAACGCTAAAATTGATGTTTGGTTGTTGGAGAGTTGTCTTAAGAGATCCGGGTTTACCACCAACTCTATTGAGTTCATCATTCGTGCCGTAGAATCACACACGGTACTTTTGGAAGCAACAAAAAATTCCCAAGGATGGATTCTGGATGGAATCAAAATGTTACGTACGCCCAGTGCAGGATTCGTTGACGCGTCGGATTCATTCAACCTGGCAATACAAAAACTTAAGAAGGCTATCATCAAAGCGGAAGGTAAGTAAGTGGGTCTCCATAATTCCAAAGCTCGCTTCCTCCGTTGGGAATTTCGCCGGGAAGGGAGAACACCTGTGTACCAAGTGCTCAAGTGCCTGGACACCCAAGCCCTTGGCCGGATAGTTTCTGGAGAGGAACTCCTCCAAGGACTTTACATTCCTTTGCCTCCAACCCCCTCCTACACAACTTGGCGACTTTTCATTGATGCCCTGCGAAGGTGTGAAATTTGTTTCCGTCCCAGGGAAGGCCGGTATCCTGGGTGTGAACACTACCCCAGAGCTAGCTTTGCAGTTGTCACAAGGTTAGGAGTGGCGCTGTAGAACCGGAAAGTAGTGGGGTGGGGAACCGCTCGAGAGGGGGCGAACTCCCCACCCCTAAATTTTAAGGAGGTCAAGTCACGATCAAGTTTCTCTTAAGAAAACTACACTATTTTCTCTACCAGAAATGCCGGCACGAAGGCCCTGTAGTAATCCACGGTTTCGTTGCCCCAGAAAATAAACGAAATCATATCCCGGTTCCAATTCAAGGGTTTTGGAAAATTCACCAATGTGATCTTTGCAAAGACCTTTTCGCCAACCCAGTGGATTGTTTGGATCCAACTTCCATTCCACCATTCGATTTTAAATTCGCAGTCTACCAAAATAAAAAAGGAGAAACAAATGCCCAACCTAAAAGAGTATCAAATGACAGAATTGGAATTCGTCCGGCTTAATGCTTTCGCTGAAGTGTTACACGATATGGA